AGGACTCCCTCCGCCGTTATGTCTAATCCATTTTCATTTCTTTCTCTACCCACCAAAATCACCAAGTACACCTGGAAGTGGATCGTCGAAAAGCATCCGTTCGCCGAGATCAAGTTGGAGGATTTCAAGCGGGTGGCAGTAGTTTCGGATGGATGGCGTTACGTTAAGACTTTACCGTATAAGTATAACATCCTCGGCGGCTTTTCTAATGTAGATGAGTACTTTAAAGAAGCACTTTATCATCATGATGAATCGTTGTACGAGGGTCTCAAGGGTTATACAAAAGTCCCGCGTTTAGGCCGAGCCCTTCATACGTTACTCAAGTATTGTGGACCGACTATCTACAAGTCCCAGGTGTTTGATCCAGAGTTTGAAGCCAAGTACGACTCCATTATCTCTGAACTCGAAGGATCGTTTAGGCCGGTTGGCGTGTTTTCGGTGGAAGCTGCTGTTCTCAAGATTCCCACCAATACCTCCGCTGGCATTTCGTTTCCCGGGAAGAAGAAGGGTGAAGTCCTTTTCGAAGCGCGTGATAAGGTTAACTGGATGATTGATCAGTGGAAACAGGGACTGGAGGTGGAACAGATTCCGTGCAAGTTGGCTTTGCGTGGACATTTGTCTAAGGTTGAGGAAAACAAGACTCGCTGTATTTGGGTGTCTCCTGTCGAGCACACCATTCTCGAAAACATGTTTTTCCGCGGCTTCTACCACCAGATTTTCGCTGGTCTTCATCATCAACGGAGGTTCATGACGGGCAAGGATACAATTTCAAGGTTGAACATTTACCTCTCTTCGGATGAGGCGCAGTCTTTTGTCAACACTGATATTTCCGGCTGGGACTCCGTGCGGTGCCGTTTCGTTTTGATGGATATCTTTCACCGAGTGTTGCGACCTAATATGAATCTCACAGAGCCTTGGCATGAGCTTGCTTTTGCCTACCTGGTCGATTGTTTCATCTACACTCATCTCTGCCTGCCTGATGGTTCTGTGTTCAAGAAAATTGGTGGCGTTCCTTCGGGCTCCTTCCTCACACTTTTGATCAACTCCCTTGCCGTTTACCTGACTATGACCGCTTCGCTATCTGACATCCAAGTGCCTTTCTTCGACACAAGAGTACTCGGTGACGACTTCTGCTACAAAACGAATTTCATTGATAAACCGGATCTGGATGCCCAAGTTCTGGACCTCGCCGCGTGTGTTTTTTCGCGATTTGGTCTAGTTGTTAAGCCGGAGAAAGTTGTTGCGACCAACGTGCTTGGTGATCGCAAATTCATTGGATATCAAGTCCGTAACGGCAGGTTGTTCCGAGAAGATCGGGAATTGCTACTAGGAATGTTACACCCGGAATCTCCAGTTGAAACCATCGACGTATCCTTCACACGAGTCTTTGCTTTCATGATCATCGGAGGTTTCAATTCGCCATTGGTCACGTCCGTTTACGAGCGTTTTCTGGGAGGCTTTAAGGAGGAGTTGGATCGGCTAGGGCCGGACCTGTTTAACCAAGATGTCATGAGACATGGAAATCTTCGAGTCTTCAAGCACGTTTTTAAAGTAGACTTAGAAGAATTTGGAGGATTAGATCTTGAATCCTTTCGATCCTTGTTTGCGACCAAAGTTCCTTTCTTTTTGACTTTTGGTGCACGCTTTTTGCTGCAAAAATAAACACAGT